GGCAGTCTTATATGGCTACCACAACAGAACCTATTTTTACACCACAACAATGTGAGATGGTTATACAAGCAGGACACAAACAAAAACCACAGGTAGCAGAAGTGGGAATGAATAAACCAGGTGGTGGGGTAGATACTAAAAAAAGAACTACAACAATATCTTGGATTCCTTTTAAAGAAATGAAAGAGATGTATTCACAAATTGAAGCTACTATGCAAGCAACAAATTTAAATCACTTTGGTTTTGAAAATATGAAAATAACAGAACCAGCTCAGTTTACAGAATATCCTAAAGGTGGATTTTATGATTGGCATATGGATTTAGATGTTAATGGTACACATGAACCACCGGTTAGAAAAATATCAATGACAATATTATTATCTGATCCATCTACATTTAAAGGTGGACATTTAGAATTTATGGAAAAAAATAAAGTACCTGAGTTAAAACAAGGTCAAGCTATATTCTTTGCAAGCTTTATTAGACATAGAGTTGCACCAGTAACTAAAGGCATGAGAAGATCTTTAGTTATGTGGTTTGGCGGAACTCCATTTAAATAATGAATAGAGAAGTATTATTTCCAACTCCTTTATATTTTAAAGACTTACCTAATGCTAAAGAGTTAAATAAATATTTATTTAAACATATTAAAGCTTGGTACAAAGCTGATCCTAAAGGTGAGATAAAAACTAATTCAGGTTATGGTTGGCATAGTAAAACCGACATGAATGAAAAAAAAGTATTTGATCCTCTTACACAGGAACTATTTAAAATGGCTGAAGAGTGTAATAAAGATTATGGTGTTGCACCTAAACTAGGACTGGGTAATATGTGGGCTAATATTAATCCAACACATAGTTACAACAAAACACATACTCATCCTAACTCATTGTGGTCAGGTGTGTACTATGTTAAAGTGCCAAAGGACTCAGGTAAATTATTTTTAGAAGATCCAAGACCAGGACCTAATACTTATATGCCTAGACGACTAGACAACATACCTAAACAACTATGGCGTGTAGTAGCTTACGATGCAATAGAAGGTAGAATGGTATTCTTTCCAGCATGGCAACCCCATGGTGTTGATATAAATATGAACAAAGAAAAAGGTGAAAAGAATTGGAGAATATCTGTATCTTTTAATTTTATACAAACATGAGTTTTAAAAAAAATAAATACCAAGTTATTAGAAATGCTATATCAAAAGAACTAGCTGACATAGGTTATAATTATTTACAGATATCAGCAGAGGCAGATCATTGGATGCTTACGAATCAAGTAACACATGAAAAAAATTCATTGATAGGTGATTTTAAAGATAAACAAGTACCGGGATCTTATGCTAAATATGCAGATAGATTAATGGAAACATTACTTATTAAAACAATACCTGTAATGAAAGCTAAGACAAACTTAGATCTAATACCTACCTATTCTTACACAAGATTATATAGAACAGGTAATATATTAAACAGACATAAGGATAGACCTAGTTGTGAGATATCAACAACACTAAATTTAGGTGGAGATCCATGGCCTATATTTATAGACCCAACAGGAGAAAACAATGTTATTGATGAATATCAAGGTGTTATAAAACCTGATGCACCCAAAGGTGTACAAGTTAATTTAAAACCTGGTGATATGCTTATATATTCTGGTTGTGAGTTAGAACACTGGAGAGAACCTTTTCAAGGCAAGTTATGCGGACAAGTATTCCTACACTATAATCATGCAAATGGACCCTTTGCAAAATCTAATTTGTATGATAAAAGACCTATGTTGGGTATACCCAAAACTCGTTGATTCACAACGCACTTTAATATAATCTAGGATACATATGTTACAAAAAGTGGCTTTTTTGCCAGGATTCAATAAACAAGTTACTGCTACAGGTGGAGAAAACCAGTGGATAGATGGTGACAATGTTAGATTTAGATATGGTACACCAGAAAAAATTGGTGGCTGGGCACAACTTGGTTCAACAGAATTAACTGGAAGAAACACAGCTATAGCTCATTTTGTAAATACCGTTGGTATTAAGTATGCTGCTTTAGGAACTAACAAAATTTTATACGTATACTCTGGTGGTATCTTTTATGACATTCACCCTATTAGAGCTACATCAACTTTAACAAGTGCGTTCTCTACAACTAATGGATCAGCAACTGTTACAATAACTTTTGCAGCAGATCATGGTTTAAATATTGGTGACGTTATTTTATTAGATAATTTTTCATCTATTACAAATTCTAATTTTAACTCTGCAAATTTTGATAGTATTAGATTTGAAATTAAATCTATTCCAACAGATAGAACTTGCACAATACTTTTAGCATCTACTGAAGGTGGATCTGGTGCAACAACTTCTGGTGGTATTAGAGTACAAGCTTATTTTAGAGTAGGACCTGCTGTTGAAGTAGCAGCTACAGGTTGGTCATTAGGTCAATGGGGCGGAACAGCTTCTGGTACATTTGTATCTTCATTAGCCTCTGGTATCAACGCATCAGTTACAAGTTTAACAATAGCTAGTGCTACATCATTTCCTTCATCAGGAACTTTAATCATTGGCACAGAACTTATTACTTATAGTTCAATAAGTGGTAATACCATATCAGGATTAACTAGAGGAGCAAATGGTACTACAGCAGCAACACATTCATCAGGTGCAGTTGTTACAGAAGCAGCAGCTTATTCTGGTTGGGGTGCAGCTCCATCAGGAGATATAGTTACAGCGCCAGGTTTATGGGCATTAGATAATTTTGGTAATACTTTAGTTGCAACAATATTTAGTGGTGAAACTTTTACTTGGAGTTCTGAAGGTACAGACGCTACAAACACAAGAGCAACTTTAGCATCAGGTGCACCTACAGCGTCACGTGATATGTTAGTATCTACACCGGATCGACACTTAGTATTTTTTGGAACCGAAACAACTATTGGAACTAAAACTACACAAGATCAAATGTTTATAAGATTTTCTTCTCAGGAAGATATTACAGATTACGTACCTACAGCAAACAACACAGCAGGTACACAAAGATTGGCCGATGGATCACGGATCATGGGCGCACTTAGAGGTAGGAATGCAATTTATATATGGACCGACACAGCATTATTTTTAATGCGTTTTGTTGGTGCACCTTTTACATTTGCCTTTGAACAAGTAGGAACTAACTGTGGATTGATTGGTAAGAACGCTGCAGTAGAAGTTGATGGTACAGTTTATTGGATGTCAGAAAATGGTTTCTTTAGATATGGTGGACAATTAGAATCACTACCTTGTTTAGTAGAAGATTTTGTTTATGATGATTTAAACACAATAACTAAACAACACGTTAACGCAGGACTAAACAATTTGTTTGGTGAGATTAATTGGTTTTATGTATCCTCCGGTGCCAACACAGTTAACAGAGTTGTAACTTATAACTATTTAGATTCAACATCTGAAAGACCTGTATGGACTACAGGCACACTAAACAGAACAGCTTGGGCAGACTCTGCTGTGTTTGGTAAACCACATGCAACAGAATATGATACCTCTACAAATGGTACAGTAGGTTCAGCAACATATGTACAAGGAAACAGTGATGGTGTTTCAATATACTATGAACATGAAAAAGGATTAAACCAAGTTAAAGAAGGAACTGAGTCAGCTATTGCTTCAAATATAGAATCAGGAGATTTTGATATTAGCTTGAACAATAGTGGTGCTGCAGACATTAGAGGTGATGGTGAATACATGATGAGAATAAGTAGAGTAGTGCCAGATTTTTTATCTCAAACAGGAGATGCAACAGTTACGTTACAGTTAAGAGATTTTCCAACTGACGTAGAAGCAAGCTCAGCATTAGGACCATTTACAGTTACAACAAGCACTAAAAAAATAGATACAAGAGCAAGAGCACGTGCTATATCATTAAAAGTATCTAACACAAGTACAAGTCAATTTTGGAAACTTGGTACATTTAGATTAGATATACAACCAGATGGTAGAAGATAATGGCTAGAATA